CCTAAGTATGTTCTGTTTATCTTATCTCCTGAACTTACTTGTTGTGAACCAAATGGTGGATAGAATGTTGGTTCTCCTGTAGTTTCATATTGTGTTTTATATATTGGGAATGGTGAATTTACACCGCTATATGTTCTTAATGGGTAACCTCTAAATCCACAAGGTAATGCGTCTACAGGTGCTTCAGGATTTAATTCTAACATTACATATTTAGAACGAACCTGATATTCACCATCACTAGTTCCTATTTTAACACCAATGAAACTATTGTTAGCTGGGTTCATAGAACAATTTGTAAACTTTTCTAAGAAAACAGGATTTTGGTCTGTATCATCAAAACTTCTAATTCCAACATCAAACGTACCGTTATTAAAAGAAACATTCAAAATTGAAATTTTTATTTCAGCGTTTGCTGCGTTACCGTCAGAAATTGATATAAATTTAAATAAGTCGTAAACTGTGTTACCACGTAATTCGGAAACAAGATATGGTGTTTCAGGTGTTTGATATTGTTCTAAATACCAACCAATTGATGTGTTTGTTGAATTGTCATCTTGAGCCGATGGTAAATCAACTAAAGAACTACCAATACCTCTAACATAACCCATTTTGTATCCATAGTTTAACATACTACTATATTCTTCTTCAACAAATAAAGGAACATCAGTTCTATTTTTTCCGAAGTTAGATAATCCAAATACTTTTGAAACATAATTTGTATCTGTCTCATCAAGTGATGTTTTAAAGTTAAATGTTTCACCTTCATATGTTATACCTGAAATTGCAAATGCCCCATAAGGTGTTTTTGTTGTTCCTGAATAAACACCTGACAAATCAATAATTACATCTGTTGAACCTGTAACTTGATAATCAGGATTTGTTGAGTCACTATAAGGTGAAATACCTCTTGAACGTAAAGTTGCTAAAACAACATTATTCCAATCTGTAAATGCGGTACCAACTTGTGTACTTGCGGATATTGTAACTGAACCTGAAAATTGTCCTACAGTACCAAAAGCACTACCCGATAACGAACCAACCGCAACACTGAATGAATAACCACTGTAGTTATTACCTGTTGTTGGGTCAAACTGTGAATAATACCAAAAATCATTGTTTCTACTTGAATATGAAGTATTAGCATCTTTCATTGATGGTACATTCCATACGTTAGTTAAACCTGTATATCCAGCACCTGTTAAGGTATTATATGTTGTATCATCCAAAGTACCAAACACATAAGCTGAAGTTCCACTTGTTGATTGACTACTCATTACTGATTTAACAAAAGTGTTAATCTGTGATTGAATTGTAGTTGTAGAACCACCCGATAATGTTTGAGCGTCATTTAAGTCATTATTAAATATTGCTGAAGAGAACGAACCAAATGATACTGCAGTTGTACCTGTACTTCCTGTAAATGTAACAGTAACAGGAGATACAGTACTATCTTGTTCAACAGTAGCTCCATTTACGTTAGCAACTGAAATAATTGACCAAGACGGACCCGCATCATAACCCGACAAACCTAACACTCTTGTTACAAACAACTGATTTGATTGTTGTAAATAAGATTTAGCGATATAAGCCGCTTCGTATTTTGGAATTTGAGTGTTAACAAATTTTTCAGGTAATGTTCCTCCAAACACTGCTTGGAACTCATCAAAATTTGTTATGAATATAGGTTCGAAAGCGGGACCTTTTAATGTTTCTCCCACAATACCTAATGTAGTAACACCTACGCTTTGTGCTACAAATGATAAATCACGTTCTGAAGTGTATACTCCAGGTGAAACGAATACTTTATTGGATGTTGCCATTACTAATTATTTTTTTCTTTTTAAGGTTTTATTTTTATACATAAATATTGTTGATTTTTTCAAAAATCTTATTATACCGCTTATATTTATAATATGGTATGAATAAATTCTGCCTTTTTTCTGCTTTATGAAAAAAACCCCAAAGAAAATAAAAAATATTAAGATTTCTATTGAATCTCATCAGATACTAAAAGAGTATTGTGATAAGAAGGGGTATAAAATATATGGATTTTTAGAAAGTCTAATTAAAGAAAATTGTCAAATAAAAAAGGACATATACGGAGAACCGTTAGACTAATTTTTTGTCAAAAAGAATAAAACCATCGTTTGATGGATTATCGTAAGTCACCTCAATTCTTAAAACATCATTTGTGTTGGTTTGAAAATAATCTAAATCTGAACCAATAAAATTATTGTTAATATAAACAGAGTATGTATCAATATTACTTTTTTCAATAAAATAATAATCATAGTTATATTGCATTGTGTCGGTAAGTTGTGTATTACCATTAATGTATTGATACAATCCCTCTATTTTATTTTCATTTGGGTTTGGTGATTCCGCAAATCTTTGTCTTGTTTTAATACCAACATCAACCATCTGTAGTACTCTTGAAACTGCAGGTGCAACTTCAAATTCTGCTTCATCAAGTAAAATACCCAACATTTTAAAAGTATAACTTTGAATATAATATCGTCTTTTTTGTAAATCGTTAATTGATTGGTCGTTTATATTTTCCATTATAATTGGAATATATCTTCCATTAACATTAGTATATGCTTGTTTTGAACCAAATGTTTCTAATATTTTTTTATTAAACGCATTTAATTCTCTCATCCTGTTGGTGAATATTTTAACTTCGTATGTAATATCAACGGGTGTAGGTTGTGGTATTTTATAAACATCATACCCATTTCTTGTTCCATCAAATGTCGGAACTAAGGCGTATTGGAATGTTGGTCTGCCAGGTATTTTAAAAGATGTACCTTGATTTGTACCATAAGGTGTTTCAGGTTTTCTAACTGTTGCAACAAATGGTGGGGAAATATTGTTATCTAAATCTTGGAAATTCCAAGTCTGAGTAAATTGAGACCAGTTTTGTGTTGTTATAATAACATCAACAGTATTTACCTTTTTACTATCAACCGTAATACCTAAAGTGTCTTTAACAAAGTCTAACATTGCCCTGTCTAAATCAGCGTGGTAAATACCTTTTGGAAGATATGTACCGTCCTTTTGAATCATTTCTAACAATTCTTCTCTTCTTTCCCCCAATATTTTAACAGGTGTCAAAGATATGTTTTTTACTAATTTTTTAGGTAGTGCCATTAGATTCCTTTAAATTCGTCTTCACTTACTGGTGTACAAACAAATGTTCTGTAATATGGTTTGTACCCACCATAAGTGTGTTTATTATCAGAAACAATCCTTCCGTCATCCGCAACTGTGTAGTATCTCATTTTACTTTCAGTTTCAGCATACCCAATATAATCACCATAATTAATTTGAACACCTAATTCTTCTAATGTGTGTAGGTACACGCTTAATTTCATATTACCAGGTTCTGTTTGTGATAATCTTGAATCCCCAAAAGTTGCTTGAGTCGGTGCTTCAACCTGAACATAACCTTTTATTTCAACAGGAGGTAAAAAATTTATACTATCAGTTAACGCTTCACCATATACATCGTCTTGATTGGTTTTTGACCTGTCAACACGATAAAGTACAACCGTAAAGTTCATATCACCTAATAACCATTCTTCACCCATGGCAATATTTAATTGGAAATCTTTTTCTCCAAAGAATTTAGATATACGAGTAATTGGTACTTTGTTGCTCATTATTGATAAATACAACAAAAATGATTATTATTAAAGTAATTAATGTCCGATAGTGTAACAATAGAATCATCACTTTTGGTTGAACAAAAGGCTCTTAAGATATTAGAGACCTATGATGGTGCAAATAATTACATACTAAAACTTAAGTCAATATACGGACCAAATAAAAAAGGAATACCAACAAGAAGTCAATGTGAATATGTTATTTCACATTATAATTCAGTTCCAAAAGTTGCAAGAAAGTGGGTCGAACTTGATTCTTATTTTTCAGAAAAAATTGCAAACGAAAAACTTTATACCGAACCACCAAAACAAGTTTGGGTTGAAAAGTTATTGGTTGAAAAAGATAAATCTTATCATGTTTGGGGTAAATTTTTTGAAAGTGAGCAGTTAACTGATTTTTGGATTCCAAAAGTTGCCATTATTAAAAACCCTGAACAATACTATAAAGAAGTTGATTTTTCAAAGTATTCACATAGACCAATGTTATCCCATCAAATTGAGGCGGTAAATAAATTGGTTAGAACTAAAAGATTTATTTTAGCTGATGACATGGGTTTGGGGAAAACAACTTCAACCGTTGTTGCCGCTTTAGAAACAGAAGCAAAAAAAGTTTTAATAATTTGTCCCGCATCTTTAAAAATTAATTGGCAAAGGGAAATTCAAAACTATACCGATAGACCAATTTATATTTGTGACGGAAAAAAATATGAAGATTCAGATTTTGTTATTGTCAATTATGACATCATCAAAAATTTTCACGACCCACAAAATAAAGAAAATTCACTAATATTAAAAAGTAATTTTGATTTAATAATAATTGATGAAGCACATTACATTCAAAATAGTTCAGCACAAAGAACAAAATTAATTAATAGTTTTGTTAAAGATGTTGACCGTCTTTGGTTATTAACAGGAACACCAATGACATCAAGACCAATGAACTATTACAATCTTTTGAATTTAATTGAGTCTCCCGTTGCTGCAAATTGGATGGCATATGTTGTTAGATACTGTAATGGTTATCAATTTAAAGTTGGAAATAGGAAAGTTTGGAATGTTACAGGTGCATCACATTTAGAAGAATTAAGAGATAGAACATCAAAACAAGTATTAAGAAGATTAAAAACGGATGTTTTAGATTTACCTGATAAAATTATTACACCCGTTTATTTGAGATTAAAATCAAAAGAATACGAAGAATTAATGGGTGAATATTATGATTGGTATGATAAAAACCCTGACGAAAGCGGTTCACTAACGGTTCAGTTTACAAAACTGACAAAAGTTAGACAAGTAATTGCAAAAGAAAAAATAAACTCAACAATAGAATTAATTGAAAACATATTAGAACAAGATAAAAAAGTAATAGTTTTTACAAACTTTACTGAAACATTACAAACCATACATTCACATTTTAATAAAAACTCTGTTCACCTAGATGGTTCTTGTAGTCCAAAACAACGACAAGATGCTGTAGACAGATTTCAAAATGATGAAAACGTAAAAGTATTTGTGGGTAACTTAAAAGCTGCTGGTGTTGGTATAACACTTACGGCAGCTGAGGCGGTAATTATGAACGACTTATCATTTGTACCATCAGACCACTCACAAGCTGAAGATAGAAGTTATAGATATGGACAAAAATCAAATGTGTCCGTTTACTATCCAATATTTGAAAATACAATCGAAGGAGTTATATATGATATTTTAAATCATAAGAAAAATATTTTTGAAACCGTAATGGGTGATAATATATCAAGAGCCGACATTGTACAAGAAATTATGTCTCAAATACATGACCGTAGGTAAAGTTTTGTAAGTTTATATTTATTTATTATAAAAGAAAAACTTATGAAGTTAAAAAAGTTAGAAGCCGAAATAGAAGAAGTTCAAAGCATAATAGAAGGTATCGAAAACAAAAACGAGAAACTTTTAACAGAGCAAAAAGAAATTATCGAAGAAATGAAAAAAATTGGTATTGAAAAATTACCATATTCATATTCTTCTCTCCAAAGATTTATTGACCCAAAAACAATGAATGTTCATTATAACAAACATTACAAGGGTTACGTTGATAAACTAAACAAGGCATTAGAAAAAGTTAAAGGTGCCGATTTGGAACTTGAAGAAATCATTAGAGGTATTTCAAGATACAACAAAACGGTAAGAAATAATGCGGGTGGTGCGTTTAACCACGCATTGTTTTGGAAAATGTTAACACCAAAAAGACAAAAAATTAAAGGCGAAATCTTAGAAAAAATTATCAAAGATTTTGGAACATATGAAGAATTTAAAAAACAATTCATAGAAAAAGCAAAAACAAATTTTGGTTCAGGATGGTGTTGGTTGATTATTTCTAAAAGTGGTAAATTAAAAATTATTACAACACCAAATCAGGACAATCCATTAATGAATGTTATTAAAGATGGGGGGTACCCAATTTTAGGATTAGACCTTTGGGAACACGCATATTATTTAAAATACCAAAATAAAAAAGACGAATATATTGATAAATTTTTCTTGGTTATAAATTGGGAATTTGTTAATTCTTTGTTTCTTTCTCGAACTGAAAAGAAACTCAATGAAGAAAAATTAATGAATCAGATTTTAACTGAAGGTCAAAAAAGTGAAGGTTGTAATTCAACACAAGTAAGAGAAATTAATAGATTATTTTCAACCAATCCGCAAGTTAAATATAAATTTATGAATACTATTAACGGTATTTTAAAAGATGTTTATCCTGAATATTGGAAAGAAAAAGACCAATATGAACCAGGTTCAATGTCAGGAATATATGATTTTGGAACACAAGGTCGTTCAGTTATTAATAAATTAAATACAAATTATAGTTCATTCTGTATTCTAATGAATGACCTCAATATTTTTTTAAAATCAAAAGGACACAAACCAATTATGTTTAGTCACGACAACAAACAACAACAATTAGAAGAGGTTGAAAGATTTAGTGAGTATTTGGTTATGTTAAAAGATAGAATTTTTAATTTGTCTACTTCTAAAACACTTCAAGAAATCATGAAAAAACTGAAGGAAACTGATGCTAGAGGTGAAAAAAGGGAAGACGAAACAATAATTCAACTTAGAAAAATCTTTAATACCGATGATGTAAATAAAATTGGTGGTCTTGGTAGTGAAGAAGATATGATATCAGGTGTTGATGCTGTTATTAATATTGATGGAAAAAGATTAACCGCACAAATAAAACCATTCAGTTATATCAAAGAAATATCTCCAACTGAAGTTATGGTTTTTGGTGCTAGTGCACCAAAAAAATATAAGACTGATTTTATTGTATTTAACAACACAAGTAAAACAGTTGTTTTTAAAAATGACAATACAAAAATATTAGATGGAAATTACGTTTTCCCAAAAGAAAGCGAAATTAAATCTGTTTAATATTTATATGTAATGGCAATTATTCAAGAACCCGAAAGAAGTAGACTATACAGAAGAATAAGAAATCTTCTTGGAGCACCTGTTAGAGGTGTTGAGTTGGAAGACGAACAAATGGATTCGTTAATGGAACTCGCTATTGGTGACTACACACAATACGTATTAAATTGGTTAATTGATTCTCAATGGACATCACTTAACGGTTTAAACTTAGATGAACGTTCAGTCGCAAACGCACTTATTACCCGTAGTTTAGATTGGGAAACACAATATACTTATGCATATTCAAAGATTGTTGGATTACAAGCTGGAGGTCCTTGGGTTTTGAAGAAAGATTATTTTGACTTGGTACCAAACCAACAGTTATATGAAATTCCTAAAGGCAGAGAAATCAACGAATTATTATGGTTTTCAAGAGCAGAATTAAATGATACGTTTTTTGACCCATTTATGGGTGGATTGTATGGATTTGGTGGTACAGGTTTAGGTGGCCCTTCAGGATACGCACAATTTGGTGTTGGTGGAAGTTATTTTATGATGCCAGCATTTGACGTTCTTTTAAGAATGGCTGACAGAAATATTAAACAAAGAATTATTGTTGGTGATTTAACCTATAGAATTACCGCTGCTCCTGATGGTAAAAAAATAGTTCATTTATATAATACACCTGGTGGTAGATTTGATTTTTCAAATATCACTTTTAATCAATATAGATGTTGGTATTGGTATTACGATACAACAGATGGTGATAGAGATAATTGTTTGGCACAAAATCCTGATATTGTTAAATTGCCTTCGGACATACCATTAGAAGAACTTTCTTGGTCTGAATTAAATGTTCCTGCACAACAATGGGTTAGAAGATGGTTTACCGCATATTGTAAAGAAACTCTTTCTCGTATTTGGGGAAAATATAGTGGTAATCTTAAAACACCCGATTCTGAATTAACGTTAGATTTCGCATCTTTGGCGACTGAAGCTAAAGACGAAAGAGCAAAACTTATTGAAGAATTAATTGGGGCTGAAGGACAACTCACGAGATTAAGACCTGAAAAAGTAATGGAAAGAGAAGCTTTATTAGCAGAAAATTTAAATAAACAATTAAAATTTAGGGCGTTCCCTGGAAATTATTACGTGATTTAATGCCGTTATTAAGAAGTATACCATCTAAAAGAATAATAAATGGTGTTGAAATTAACACGTCGGAAAATTTATTAATTTCAGAATCATTTTATAAAACAAATGGCGAATATGCTATTGTAATTAAAGGTGTTGATTTTTGCGAATTAATTTTAGATAGTAAGACAAGTGACCATGTTGTAGTTAAAGCGTTAACACGTGTTTTAATAAAACCTGATAAAAATAAAATTGATGAAGAATTTGAAGAAGTAGAAATCAACAAAGGTGCTTGTGTCGAATTCTACTTCATGGGTGGTTCTTGGTATATCCTTTCTTCAGACGGTTTGAAACTCAGTTAAAGATTCTGTCCAACCTTCTTCGGCCAATTCATATATGTAATCAGGTTCTAAACCTCTTTTTTTCCAATACTTTAGTTCATCAGGGGATATTTCTAAAACATCCTCAAATAATCTATCTTGGTCACCATCACCCAATGGATATCCATTAACAAGTTCACATTGTTCTTTAGTAAAAAATTCTCTTTTTGACGGGTCATCAACCAATAAAGTATTTCTCACATCATCTTTAAAAACAACCATTAATGGTTCCAATCTTTTATTAAATGTAACGACAGCTCTTGGTACATTATATTCACCCGTCAAATCAGGATTTTTTTCTAATTCTTCGTTATCTAATCTGTAACAATTAATTACTAAAGAGTCTGTCTTTTTTTGTACATCACCATGTGATGCTCTTGTACCATTATTAACATAATAAATTACATCACCCAAGTTAACATTTAACCCATCACGAATTGCTAATTCCATATGTGCCATTCTCGACATCAAACTACCCGCTTTGGTTTTTTGTGTACATCTAACACGATAATCATCTAATGTTAGTTTTACCTTAGCTCTTGATGCTATCAACTTTAACGGAATTTTCATACTAACAATTTTTTCTAAATATTCGTAATAATATTCCACAAATTCCTGACCCTTACCGTTTAATAACAGTTTCAAACCCTTATCCAAAAATTCCTCAATATATAAAGGAAGTTTTTTAGACTTAATTGTGTTACCAACTAATTTAATTTTTCCTTTATCGGTCATCAACGCGTAGTTCTTACGAGCAACATTTATACATGACGGCCAAACACCATCGGTATCTAACGCCATTTCACCTCTCATGAATATATCATTGTACTCGGCAACATCCGCATCAGCCCCCGTGTATTCTTTATCTTTCTTAACCTTCCAATTTAATCCACGACCAATATATCTGTGAGTATCAACATCATCAGGTGATGAAAAGTTAACACCGTCAGTGTCCATTACAAGTGGTTGATATCCACGTTTCATAAAGAATTTAATCATCTGACGAAGATATTGTCTACCTGTACACGTAATTTGTTCACCCATGTACATATCACCCCAATGGAATACTTGTGGTGCTGACAAAGCTCCGAACATCGAGTTAATGAAAATCTTAATTGGTAATTGTTTGTTGGAATATGTTGCAGAAAGTTTTGGGTCAGTCTTTTCATACTTTTCTGCAAGTTCCTTATAAAGAATACGTGTATCACGGAAATATTTTAACATACCTTTCATCGCGCCTGTCACGTCACATTTTGGAAATACGTCGTGTACAAGTTGTATTGAGGGATATAGCGAACTAAAGTCAAGTTTCAATACGTTTTTAGAATAACCAACTTTAAGTAATCGTGATAAACCACCAACAAAGTCTGTCTTTCCTTGTTTTTCAGGGATTGCCAAACCATGTTTATAAGACCAAGCAACCATCAACATCTTCCAAAGAGTTGCGGTTCCCATCGTTGAGACCCTTTCATATGTTGTTGGAATCATTGACGCAAGTAAGAAAGATGCTTGATTAAATTCTTTATCAACTATCAGAGTTTCTTCCAAGTCATCATCAAGATATCTTTCAACTATATTATCACCAGTTGTTTTAATGTAGATGTCTGTTCTTCTTTCACAAATTTCATCAACCTTTGTGTCTAATCCAACTTTCTTGTAATTACCATTTTTTATATTCAACCAATATTCTTCTTTCTTTTTGTACATAGAACCAATATCGGTGTGTTGAATATATACACGGTCTTCAGCCTCAGCGTTAATGAATTGTGTTATATATTTCAAACCCGCTGCTTTAATGTTTGAATTAATTGCCTGAGCTCTACGAACTGAATGTAATATATCAATTATATTATAACCCCAAATAGAAGTTTGTTGATAATCTTCTACTTCATTTGCCAACTTCAATATCTGTTTTGACTGAGTTATACTACGTTCAGGATTCAAGGAGTGACACACTTTCTTTATGTCCAAACCAAGTACTTTACATCTCTCGAATATCCAATACCAGTCAAAGTTAAATGAGTTATATCCACCAATAATTGAAGGTCTAAGTTCATCAATTATTCTAAAAAATTCTATTATACCATCTCTTTCTTGTTCTTCTTCTAAACATTCGATTACCTTGTGGTATCCCTTATTGGTCTTTAATCCAATCATGAAAATCCTACCGTCTTTAGGTTCAAGTGAGGTAGTTTCCAAGTCAAATACCAAACGAGTTATTTCATCATAGTCGGCAAATCCTTTAAATAAACGTTTTTCTTTCTGAACCAAGAATTGTTCTACGGGTGGTAGTAATAATACTTTATCTCTCATGGATTCACCCCAAGGGTCTAATCCACCATCCCTAAAAAACTGAATTAATGTTCTGTATCCTTTGAGTGATTTAACCAAAAAAGTAAGACCTCTTTCAAGTCTTTCATCACCCATAGTATCGAGCTTATCAATAACAATCCCATATTTGGTCATTGCTTCTTTTTGTAAACCTTTTGAACCTTGATAGAAGTTTAGACCACGCAAGTCTCCAACCCAAGCAAACGCAACAAATGTGTCTCTTTGAATTACTTTTCCTTTACCAGGAACTTCTTTAATTTTGTAAATGTAATCTGACTGATAATCGAATTCTATCGACGTGATAAATTCTTCGGGGTCAGCACCCTCTAAAAACTGCTTAATTTCTTCTTGTGATATCATATTTTCCTTTCCGAGTGGTGTATTAGCTGTCGTACTTAACGACATTTACCTTACTCATTCATGGATAAATATAATTTAACAAACCAATACTATCAACAACAGTACTGAGTTTTGATAAAAGAATCTGTTACGTTAATATAAAGATTTTCTCTAATTGGAACTATAAGTTCTCCCTGTGATGTTGTCACACTAAATTCACCAACAAAACGTCCTGTTGATTTTGTATCTCTTTCAGTAAATTTAAAATAAATATAATATTCTGCAGGTGCGTCAGGATTATCAAAAAGCTTTTCAACAATATATGCAGGTTTAGATGCAATCTTTAAAACACCCGTTCCTTCATCTCTCATTGAAAATGTAATTACGGCATTTTCTAATTCTTCCATAAAATTACGAAAGTCGTTTCTACCATCCTTAACTATTTGCATTTTAAGAACAGGAAGTGTTGCACCTTTTTTAATAAAAAATTCCATTAACTATAAATATATTGTTTTGTTTTTTAAGTACTATAACCCATATTTTGATTTATCCGCATTGAAGTTTTGTAATACTTCTGACCCTGTTAAGGATTTATTGTACAACCAAACTAACATATACAGGTAATCCGACAGTCCAATTTGTGGTTGCGGATTGAATTAAAGTTGCAACTCCTGAAGGGGTATTTGAAGGAGGAACACCTACTGCTGTACCAAATACAAAACCATCACCTGGCACACCTGGAGGTGTACCTGTATTGGCAGACCAATATTTAAATGAATTTGTATCACCAGAATAAATTGCGGTACTACCCGTTTGAGTCATCGTTATTGTTACACTTTGACCTGTAAATTGAGTGAAGTAACTTTCCCTATCTATACCGTTAGAATCAATAGTGTTAAAATATATTCCCCTACCACTTGTCGTTAAAAGATTAGGGTTAGTTGTTCCTGTTTGGATTGCTCCCTGATTCATAATTGTATTACCTGTTGTAGGGAAGTTATATGGTAATATTATTAAATTAAAAGAATAACCTGTTACAGGCTCAGGTGTCACGCTTGGTGTTGGAGTATTGGTTGGTGTCTCTGTTATTGTGGGGGTGTTAGTTGGAGTATTAGTTGGAGTTTCTGTATTTGTGGGCGTGTTAGTTGGAGTTTCACTAGGAGTGTTAGTCGGAGTTTCTGTACTTGTAGGTGTATTAGTTGGTGTTGGGGTTATTTCTGCAAATCTTGGTGCTAAATAATTGTATTGTTGTGTTATCTCAGAAAGACTTAATTGTCTGTTATAGAAATACATATTGGCAACATGTCCCCAAGGTTGAGCGACAATATCATTATTACCCCATCCCCAATGTGTATTCCCACCTGAACCAAAGGCAATTTGACTTCCAACTTCAGAACCATTTATATAAAATTTTTGAGATGAATTTGTTCCAACAATTGCGTATTGAACCCAAACACTAGTTTGACCTGATAAATCATATCCCGAACTTCTAAATGCGGTATCCCAATATCCTAAAGTATTTGTTCCATTAGGGATAGTAATTGGTGTGATTTTAGTAGCTCCGTTCGTGTAAAGTAATGTTCTAAACACAGTATTACTAGGTATCAATCTTGCCCAAGTAATATATGTGTATCCTGAATTTGGTAAGGTAGGTCCTGTTGCGTTGTAATCAACTCTATTATTCCCTGTCGTACAATCAAAACATTTTATACCATTAAGAACTGTGTAAGTCGCACCAATTAATGTGTGGTTATATCCACCTGTAATATCAAAAACAGTTGTTCCTGTACCAGGGTAACTTGAACTATCATATGCATCAAGTTGAATGACCAATCCTGAACTTACAATACTTGGTGTTGAGGATGGTGTTGGTGTGTTAGTTGGTGTACTTGTTAATGTAGGTGTTGGTGTTGGAGTTGCGCAAATATAATTTGACGAACTATTGTTATAGTTTGAAGTTATTTGACTACTTGATAATGATGTGGTATATACCTCAAAACTACCTA